AGGAGCAGGTCCTGGTCGAGCCGATCCGGCCGCTGCCATGAGCCGCGTCGGCACCTGCCCCTGCGGCGGCGGCCTGGTCGAGACCCGGCGGGTGCGCGCCAAGGTGGTCGTCGGTTACACCCGGCGCTGCGTGGCCTGCGGGCGGCGCGAGCAGTTCCCGTTGCGCGGCCAGCAGCCATGAAGCCCTATGCGCGGCGCTCCACCCGGCTGGCAAAGGCCCGCGAACTCGAAAACGCAGCATGGCTGGACCAACAGGGCCATGATCGTCGCGCCACCGGCCAGCTCGCCCATGAGCGCATGGCCGCCATCGAGACCCAGGCGCGCGAGGGCGTGATCGAGTTCCTCAAGGCGGGGTTCGACGACTACATGAAGCGGCGTGAGAAAAAGCAGCAAACGCGGCGCGGACGGCCCTATGTCCCGCCGCCTGCCATCCACCGGAAAGTGCTGGGGAATGGCTAATGCCAAGAAGATCTATGGCAACCGCGGCGGTGGCCGCATTCGGCGCCTATCGCGCTGCCTGTTCTGTGATCGACGCGTCAAGCGCAAGCTCGACAAGCGCGGCGCCAGCAAGGTCGGCATCTGTTGGGAATGCCGCCGTGGTCGAGCAGCCGCCGACGCCATGCGCCGCGACAGGCTGATGAATGGCAAACCCATCGACGTCGATTGGAGTAACGCGCCCATTGCTGCGCTCGCAGGCTGGAGGCGCTCTGGCTTTGACATGCACGTCACCGCGCTGGTTAATCGCCGCAAGCAGCCGAGGAAGGCAGCATGAATGAGGTCGTGACGATTGATTACGACCACCTGCCGGATGCGCCGCGCGCGCACCTGTGGCCGAAGGATCCCGAGCAGTGGCACGACCAGCTGTGGCGGCTGCATAACCTCTACTACGTGGTCGACAAGTTCGGTCGCAAGGTGCGATTCCAGCCGAATTGGGCCCAGGTCGACCTGCTCGAGAACATGTGGTATCTGAACGTGATCCTGAAAGCCCGGCAGCTCGGCTTCACCACCTTCATTGACCTGTTGCTGCTCGACAACTGCGCGTTTCAGGACAACAAGCGCGCTGGCATCATCTGTCACGCCCTGCCTGATGCCGCGGTGATCTTCCGCGACAAGGTCAAGTTCCCGTTCGACAACCTGCCGGAGGCGATACGCGAAGAGCTGGCGCCGAAGCAGGACTCAGCGAACGAGTTGCTGTTCTCGAATAACAGCTCGATCCGCGTCGGCACGTCACTGCGCTCCGGCACGTTCAACTACCTGCATATTTCCGAGTACGGCAAGCTCTGTGCGCGCACGCCCGACAAGGCGCGCGAGGTCAGAACCGGCGCGCTCAACACCGTGCAGGCCGGCCAGGTGTGCTTCATCGAGAGCACCGCCGAAGGTCGCGCTGGACACTTCTTCGAGCTCTGCCAGCGCACCGAACGCGATCGCGCTGCCAACAAGAAGCCCACTGCGCTCGACTACAAGTTCCACTTTTATCCGTGGTGGCAGCACCCCGACTACGTGCTGGACGTCGAGGGCGACCTGCTGCTGCCCACGGATCTCGCCGAGTACTTCGCTGACCTCGCTGCCAAGGAGGGCATTACGCTGAGCGATGCGCGCAAGCACTGGTATTTCAAGAAAGCCGTCGAGCAGGGCGAGGACATGCGGCGCGAGTACCCGTCGACGCCAGCGGAGGCCTTCTCGCAGTCGGTTGAGGGCGCGTATTTCCGCAAGGAAATGCTGCGCGCACGCATGGAGCGCCGGGTGCGCACCGTGCCCTATGTGCGTGACGTGCAGGTCAACACGTTCTGGGATCTGGGCATGAATGACCTGAACTGCATCTGGTTCCACCAGCAGATCGGCACTGAGCACCGCTTCATCGACTACCTGCAGGACTCCGGCGAGCAGCCGACCTTCTACGCCAAGGCCCTGCAGTCGAGGCCATACGTCTATGGCGTGCACTGGCTGCCATGGGATGCTGACCACATGTTCCCGAATGGCGGCCGCACTGCCTACGACACGTACCGCATGCTGCTGCGCGGCATGGGCGTGGTGCGCATGGTGCCGCGCGTCAACGACGACCTGGCTGGCATCCAGGCGACGCGCATGATCCTGCACCAGTGCTGGTTCGACGAGATCAAGTGCGAGGATGGCATATCAGCGCTTGACCTGTTCCGCAAGGAGTGGGACGACAAGAATGGATGCTGGAAGGAGAGCTACGCGCATGATGACGCATCGCATGGTGCCAAGGCATTCGAGGGCTTTGCGCGCACCTACGACGCGTTGCCGCAAGCGAGCAAGACCGCAGCCCCATCAAGCCGGCGCCGCGGTTGGCGGTCACGTCGCGGCCGACTCAATCACATGACCGTATAACGGAGCGCACATGGTTTTAATCCTGTCTGCGGACGTCAAGCGCGAGTCAATAGGTCGGCTCGTTTTCGAGATCGACTACAAGCGCAAGGACGTCAAGCTGTTCCGCTCAGACGGACTCGCCCTGGATCCTGCCGAGCTCGAGCTCAGCAAGAAATACCTGCGCTACCACCACCGAGAAATCATCGCGAAGGAGGGCGTAATGACTGGCTGGACGATCACCACCGAGCTGTTGGTGGGGGATAGCGACCGCCGTGTCCGCCCGCCGCGCGCACCGAAACCCGTCAAGACCGCAACCCGTAGATAGGAGATCGTTATGCGCCAAGATGTCCACTGGTATGACCTCGTCTTCCTCGGCCTCATCGTTCTGTTCGTGGCCTGCATCGGCACGCGGCGCGCTGAGGCGCAGCAGGCCTGCCCGCCGACCGGAACCATCCCAAATTACAACGCGCTGGTCTGCTGGACGAATGCCACGCAGGATTCCCTTGGCGCTCCCCTCCCGGCGACCGGCCCCGGCAGTCTGACCGGCACACGCCTGCAGCGCAGCTGGGTTGCGTCGGTAACTGGCTCCTGCGGTTGGGACACGACCCTGAACAAGGTGCAGAACTTCGATGTGCTGCCGACAGTCACGACCATGTATTTCGAGAATCTGCCAATCGGCAAATACTGCTACCGGGCGCTGCACAATGCTGAGGCGGTGCCTGATTCGGCGTGGTCGGCGGTGGTAACGAAGTATTCACCGGGACCGACGCAGAAGTCGAAGCCCCCAGGCGTAGCGATTTACTGACGGTTCACTGGCGTCACGCAGATGTTGCATGGTGCTTGTTTGTCCTTTCTCTGGCCTTGTGTTCCGAAAGATCCACAAGGCGTCAAAGCAGCTGTGGGAACTCGGCGTGACACCTCATCACCGATAGGACCGCGGAACGCGGTGGAGCGTGAGGAATTCTGGCCCTCGCGAGCCGCCACGCTTGCTGATTACCGGGAAAGCATCAGCGATGATGGCCGCCCCAAGGAGGTCGACTGGTCGAATTGCCCGCTGGCCGCTTATGCGGCAGCGCTGCCGCGCATCCACCAGAACAAGATGCCTGCGGACTTCCGTGCACAGGGTCGCAAGATGAGCTGGCGGATCTCTGACATGCAGCCGGATGAGCGCGAAGCGCACCACGGACGCCGGTTTAAGACCTCGATGCAGCGAAAATATACGGGGGCTGTCGCAAAATATAGAAAAATATAAAATTTCTTGCCAATAGTTTGGCACAAAGCAGCAATCAGCCTGATGAGGGGGGCTTTATGGGTTGTGGTTGTGCAAGACGGCGCCAAATGATGCGCGCCGCCGCTGTCAAACTCGCGCATGGGGTGAAAATCCACCCAATGTTCGCGTCATTCGGTGGCCTGCCGTGGCCGCCGCAGCCGCAGCAGGCATCACCGCCGAAGCCCAAGGATCCCAACCAGTGAGCGCAAGGCCGCCGGTCGCGAATGAGCGGCGCAGCGGAGACTTGCTGGTGCGTTTCCACTACATCAAGGCCGATCCCGCTGAAATCGGTGGCGAATATGAGCCGATGATGGTCATTACCAGACCGCTCGGCGCTGGCAAGAGCGCAGGCTTTGCGATTGCACTGTCAGCAGCCCACCTGTACATCAACGACGGGACGCGTGGCGGGCCATCCAACTACTGCATCGCGCAGGCCGCGAACTGCGCCGGCCAGCTCGACCTGACCGTCGACAAGCGGACCTGCTACCGGATCTGCGAGCTGATCCTCGACAGCCTGCCGGACCTGCTCAAGATGCCGCCGTGGACGCCACCCGCGGTGGTCACCGGCGAATATGAGGCCTGGATTGGCTCGACGCGTGTCACAGGGGAGCTCAGCCATTGAGCACCGTGTTCGACAACGTCAGGCAGGCCGGGGCGGTGATCCCGCTCGACATGCGCTATGGCGACCGCAGTGGCAACCAGCCGGAGGGCCACAGCCTCGACAGCGAACCCTACAAGGCGCGCCTGTCGACGCTCATGGAGTGGTGGGCGGAATGCCGCGACTACCACTCGCTGAACCGCTACGAACAGGCCATCGACTCCGACTTCTATGATGGCATCCAGTGGCGCGACGATGACGTGCAGACACTTCTCGAGCGCGGCCAGGCGGCCCACGTCTTCAACGTCATCGCGCAGCACATCAACTGGCTGCTCGGCACCGAGCGCCGCACGCGCGTCGACTTCCGTGTTTACAGCCGCGACGGCAACGACGAGCCGGGCGCGCGCATCAAGACCGCTGCCCTCAAGTACGTCCACGACGTCAACAAGGCCCAATTCCACCGCTCGGCCGCCTTTGCCGATGCCGTAAAAGTCGGCGTTGGCTGGCTCGAGGACGGCGTGCGCGGCGATCCCTTCGATGAGCCGATTTTCAGCCGCCGCGAGAGCTGGCGAAACATGTGGTGGGATCCGCTGGCGGTCGAGCCGGATCTCAGCGATGCGCGCTACATCTTCCGCGTGCGCTGGGCCGACACCGACGTCGTCAAGGTGATGTTCAAGAACCGCGCCGCAGCGGTCGAGGCCTCGTCGCGCAGCGATGACCTGCTGCACTTCGAGGACGACAGCGAAATGATCGGCTACACCGGCATGTATGGGCAGCCGACTGATCGCACGACCATAGCGACTGGTCACTCGGTCATGGACTACACGTTCAGCATTGGCAGTCGCCGCAAGCGCAACAAGCTGATCGAGTGCTGGTACCGCATGCCAGCAGAAGTGCAGGTCATTCGCCCGAATCCGGTGTCCATCATGTCGCAGCAGTTCCAAGAGGACCTGCTGCAGACCCGCGGCATGGAGTTCGACCAGGCCGATCCGATGATGCAGCAGCTCGTCGATCAGGGGTACGCCAGCGTCTACGACGCCGTGAAGATGAAGGTGCGCTGTGCGATCTGGTGCGGCAACTACCTGCTGCAGGACGTCGAGAGCCCCTACCGCCACGACCGCTTCCCGTTCACGCCGATCTGGGGCTATCGCCGCGATCGCGATGGCCTGCCATACGGCGCGATCCGCAATATGCGCGACCCGCAGGAAGACCTGAACAAGCGCCGCAGCAAGGCGCTGTTCCTGATCTCCGCGAACCAGCTGATCGCCGACGATGACGCATTCGAGGATTGGGACGAGGCGGCCGATGAGGTCGCACGTCCTGATGGCATCCTCAAGAAGCGCCGCGGCGCTGACGTCGAGATCCAGCGCAACATCGAGCTCGCCGAGGCCCACGCCGACCTGATGCGCGAGGACGTCAACTTCCTGCAGGCGGCCTCCGGCGTCACCGAGGAAAACCGCGGTGAGGTCACCAACACGAATTCAGGCGCGGCGATCGACATGCGCCAGCGTCAGGGCAGCGTCGTCACGGCCGTGCTGTTCGACAACCTGCGGCATGCCATCCAGCTGCAGGGCGAGCAGCAGCTGGCCCTGATCGAGCAGTTCATGGCGGAACCGAAGGTCATAATGATCTCGAACCGCCGCGGCGCCGCCACCTACTCGCGGGTCAATTACCCGCAGGTGCTGCCAGACGGCACGCTGGACGTCGAGAACCCGATCACCGCCAACCAGGCGCTGTTCCACGTCGACGAGCAGGCGTTCAAGGAAACGGCGCGCGCTGCCATGTACGAGCAGGCCTACAACAGCCTGCAGACGCTGGATCCGCAGCACCAGCTGCAGCTGCTCGATCTGGTCTACGAGCTCAGCGACATCCCCAACAAGGACGAGTGGGTCCGCAGGATCCGCCGCCTCAACAAGCAGGTGGACCCCGACGACCCGGCGCGCGACCAGAAGGAGGCCATGCTCGACCAGTCCGATCGCGCGAATGCCGAGCAGCAGAGCCGGCTGGTCGAGGCCGACATCGCGCAGAAGATGGGGACCGGCCGCAAGGCGCTCGCCGGTGCCGGCCAGTCGCGTGCCGAGACCATGGCGAAAGCCGCCGAGATCATGGCCATGCTCGCTGCGCAGCCAGAGCTCGCCAAGGCGGTCGACATACTCACCGACGCCTTCCAGAAGGAAGACGCGTCGCCAGCTCCCGAGGCCTCGATGGCCGTTGCCGTCGGCCCCGATGAACCAGTTGCCGCCCCCGCCGGAGAATCCTCAGCAGGATCGACCGGCACTTCCCCCACGTCCGGCGGAGGCGGCTCTGAGCCACCCGGCACGAAGAAGCGGTCGCCTGGCGCGCCGCCACCGAAACCGAAACAGCCGACGCCCGGATCCAAGCGCGCGGCTGCCAAGAATTACGCGGGTCGTTGACTTCGCATGAGTGAAGGAGAGCAGTGATGAGTGGACCAAGTGAACGCGAACTGAGCAACCTATCTGACGCCGAGCGCGAGGCGCTCGCTGGCGCCGAAGACGAGGCTGGCGATCCGCCAGACCAAGGAGGCGACGATGGCGACGAAGCGCAAGGCCAAGAAGCGAAAGCCGGCACCGAAGGTGGTGGCAAGGCCGCCGACGGTGCAGTTGCCGCAGCCGCTCCCGTCGACACCAAGGCCGACGCTGCTGCAGCGGGTGACGCGGGCGGCGTCCCGGCTGGTGTCGGAAGTGGAGACCCGCCTGCGGCCAAGGCAGAAGACGAGGTAGTGCCACCACTGCGCGTCGCCACGCTGCGCGCGCCGGAGATCCCCGCTGACATCGACGACCAGATCAAGGGCGTCGACAAGGAGATCACCGACCTCGAGCAGAAGCTCGAAGAGGGTGACATCCAAACCAAGGAGTTCTCGAAGGAGCTGCGCAAGCTGACCGACAAGCGGCAGGATCTGCGCGATCTCCGGCGGGACGCTGAGCGCGTGCACAGCACCAACCTGTCATCCCGCGATGCCGCCTGGGACAGCGCGCAGGATGCTTTCTACGACGCCAACCCTGAGTTCAAGGGTTCGCCGATCTTGGAAGGCGCTCTCGACGCAGCGCTGCGCGGCCTGTACCGCAACGAGAAGTACCGCAGCGCTGACTTCCTGTGGCTGCTCAACCGGGCGGCCGAGCAGGTCAAGGAGACCATGGGCACCGGCAAGGCCGCGGCGGCGCCGGCCAACGGCGACGGGAAACCAGCCCTAAAACAGACCCCAGCGGCTGCGCGATTGACCGCCCAACAGCAGCGGGCGGCCGCTGATCGTCAGCGTGTACCCGTGACGACTGGCGGCCTCCCGCAGGCTGGCGCCGACTCGCCGGCCGGAGACGAGTTCAGCCACCTGGACAACCTCGCCGGCATGGAACTCGAGGCCGCCGTGGCTCGGCTCACGCCCCTTCAACGCGACAAGTACCTGAGCATGTAGGGTAAATGTCACTTTTTCTTACCGTCCGGCTGAATGAAACGCTCTACGTCGAGCTGCCAGAAATTGATGGCTGCAACGGTGGCGCACGTCTCATTCGGATCATGTTGAGAGAGAAGCGCGGCCGGACGGCGCGCTTACAGGTCGACGCACCACGCGATGTCTATGTAGACGTCCAGCCCAGGAATGGGGTAAAAGGTGAGCCGAATACACCAACCCGGTCGCATGAGTGACTGTTTCCGCACAGGAGATAGGCACCCATGTCACGGACCATAGTCGGTCTAAACGACCCCAAGGCCGTCAAGCGGTACTCCGCTTTCCTCGCGGTCGATACCGCCAGGGTCTCGTACTTCAACCGCAAGTTCACTGGCACCGGGCCAGAATCCGGCATGCCCATCCAGATGCTGCCGCAGCTCGAGAACGATGCTGGCGAGCAGATCACCTACGACCTCAGCGTCCAGCTCCGTCAGCAGCCGATCGAGGGCGATGACAAGCAGGAAGGCACCGAGGAAGATCTGAAATTCTACACTGACAGCATCTACATCGACCAGATGCGCGGTGGCGTGAACGCCGGCGGTCGCATGACCCGCAAGCGCACGCTCCACAACCTGCGCAAGATCGCCAAGAAGCGTGAGTCCGAGTGGTGGGGTCGCGTGTTCGACGAGCTCTGGTTCATGTATCTGTCAGGCTCGCGCGGAGCCAACACGGAGTTCATCTTCCCGTCGAACTACACCGGCTTCGCGAACAATGCGTTCGCGGCACCCGACGCAGAGCACGTCCTGTACGGCGGCGATGCGACCTCGTTCGCGACGATCTCGAGCAACGACCAGATCACTCTGGCGCTGATCGACAAGGCCGTGGTCCGCGCCGAAATGATGGGCGGCGGCACGCAGCGCACCCCGCAGATCCAGCCGATCATGGTGGACGGCGAGGAGCACTACGTCCTGCTGATCTCGCCATGGCAGGCCTACGACCTGCGCACCGCGACGTCGACTGGCCAGTGGCTCGACATCCAGAAGGCGGCTGCCGCGGCCCAGGGCCACGACAATCCGATCTTCAAGGGCGGCCTCGGCATGTACAACGACGTGGTCATCCACAAGCACAAGGGCGTCATCCGGTTCACCAATGCCGGCGCCGACACCCTGCAGCCTGCGGCCCGCGCACTGTTCCTCGGCGCCCAGGCCGGCGAATGCGCGTTCGGCAGTCCCGGCACTGGCCTGCGTTTCGACTGGCATGAAGAAACCCGCGACAACGGCAACGAAGTCGTGATCTCGACCAGCTCGATCTTCGGGTGCAAGAAGACGCGTTTCACGATCGACGGTACCGCCAAGGACTTTGGCATCATCGCGTGCGACACGTACTCAACCAACCCGGCGCCCTAATCACCGGCACATCCTGACAGGAGAAGCATTCAATGGTTGCCTCAAATCGTTCCCATCCTCTCGCCGAAAACAGCGGCTACGGCGGGGTGCCAGCCGGTGCGCTCGAGGTCGTCTGTCTGCGTGCAAGGGTCACGCTGCCTGCCGACCACGAACTCAACGACACCTTCGCCCTGGTCAAGCTGCCGGCGGATTGCAAGATCGTCGATGCGACCCTCGTCGTGTACAACGCCCTCGCCGCGAGCGCGCTGGTGCTCGACGTCGGCGTGATCGACACCGTGCAGGATCCGACCGACACGACCGACACGGACGCCATCTTCGATGGTGAGACCATCGGCGTCGCTGGCGGCGTCGCGCGAGCCTCGCTTTCCAAGGCCTTCAACGTGGCGATCCGCCCGTATGACCGGGTGGTGCGTCTGCACTGCCAGGTTGGCGCTGTCACGCCGGCGGCCGGTGATGTCGAGTTGTTCCTGAACGTCAGCCCGAAGCAGGCGAACAGAAACGACTCTGCGGTGGTCATGGCGACTTGATAGGCGCCTTGGCGATCGGGTTGTGTGCCACACAGGGCCCGTCTCGCGCAGGCGGGACGGGCCCTGATCTTGGAGGGTGTCATGCTGATTCAGTCACGACTGCGGAGAGTCCGGCGCAACGCGCGGGATGAACGCTCTGCGACGAATGTCGGCACCAAGATCGAAGTGGCCGGAATCGAGTACTTCTTCCACGCCCATCCAGAGCTCACTGGCAGCGACGAGCACGTCGCTGTTGTTCTGGACCCCGGCGCGATCGAGCTGCTGCTCGCCATGCCGGAGCACTTCAACGAGTACGGCCGGCCGCCAGCGAATAACGTGGCTGCCATTGAGCGTCACGTGAACGGCTCGCTCAGCGACAAGGCTGAGCATCTGGACTGGCTTGACCACCAGTGCGCCCAGCCGGTCGCCGTGTTTGGCCCTGTCCACCAAGGGCACTAACACATGGCAGCGCTCGCCCCCCCTCCATGGAACGTCGAGCAGATCGTCCAGGCCGCCCGCGAGGCGCTTGACGACCTGCCGGGCGACGTCGTCGACGCTGCAGACGAGGACTGGAAGGGCAACGACGACGGCCTGCTCTGGTCGAACGACGAGCTGGCGCGCTGGGCCGACGAGGCGCAGTTCGAGTTCGTGCAGCGCCGCAACATCAAGGACAACTCGACGGCTGCC